CAGGATGTAAAAATACATATAATTGAAAAAACTAAAGATTTACAACTACAAGTTGACAAATTAGAAGGTCTTAAAAAGTAGCGTAAAATTGACAAAATTGGTTTTACCGTATATTCAATTGTACGGTGAAACCAGAAAAAAATCTATATCATAAATTCGTTAAAAATTGCCCCGATCTTAATATAATTTCTATTGAGTGCTACAACGTGGCGGGCGTTCCCGATTGCTTAATATGGTCTAAAAGTGGCGGGTTTGCTATGGTTGAATTAAAACACACCACCACGAATAAAATTAAATTGTCCCCGTTCCAAATATTATTCCACACTGTTAGAAGCGATTTAATAAACGGTAAACACCGTAATTTCATACTAGTCAATCAAGCCCCGAAGGGCGGTCAACGAACCATAAAACTTTATGGGTCAAAATCTATTCAAGATTTATTACAAGGCCTTGACAAGGCCGTCCCGCTAGCCGTGGACAATTGGGAACTAATCCAAAAAATAATAGGCAATCAAAAAAAATAAAAAACGACCCGCGCCCCGCGTGTCAATGTGGCATAACCGCGCACCGCTATATGTTGTGGTCAAGGCGCGAATTGTCGCGCGTCAATTTGTCGCAGGCTTGTGACCTTCGGGCCCACCCACCCATTTAAAAAATAAAAAAACACGGCTCGCGCACAGGTTGTGCTTGTGACCTTCGGGCCCACCCACCCATTTAAAAAAAAAATAAAGATAAAAAAAAGGGCCCTTGCGGGCCCTTTAATAAATTAATCGTAGTACCCTTGTGGTACTATCGGCGGATCGTCCGAGTAGCGTTCCTCTTGCTTCCAATAATCACGCTCCATCTGACGTTCCTCCCATGACATAGCCAATGGGTTCTCTTCAGGACAATCAGTAGGATAAGCAACGAAATTATTGCAACTAGCAAAACCCTCGCCCGCGTTCCGCAAATCGCGAGCCATCTTGATAGCTCGCGTTTTATTTTTAGCCTCGAAGTCCATCGATAGACGGGTCGCCAAATACCCGTGATCTCGTGTCCATACTCGACCAATAACTGTGAACATTTTCATAATAACATATTATTACATAAGTTAATTAATCTCAAACTACATGTAGTGGTGCGACACTCTAACACAGCTTGTTACCTTCGGGCCCACCCTCCCTATATAAAATTATATAGCTTGTGACCTACGGGCCCACCCACCCTATTAAAAAATAAAATGTAGTTTAGAATAATTCTAAAGTAGATTTTAGATAAAAGAAAACCCCAACAGCCGTTGGCTGTTGGGGTTGGTTGGCTAGTCTTCGATTGTAGGTACTATTATTAGATCTTTACCGTTGGCGTCATCTATGTTCAACTCACAGCCCCAATGATTTTCATCTAGTGTTTCATTGTAAAAAACTACATCTAATTTTTCATCAAATTTAGATAAGTATTTTATTAAGTCTTTTACTGTCATCGTTCCTCCATTAGTTATCCACGCTCACCGATACGGTGAGCGTGGTGCGTTGTTATTTACAACAGCCTACTTTTTCACAGACCGTTATATATCTTAAGTCTTCTGGTATTTCGTCATTGTGTAGATAACAACTCTTAATCTTGGGAGTTGTTCGGGACAACTGTTCTTGTTTGTTATAGTGACCCGTGTTGATACGATCTCTAGCCTCTTCAATACTATCAGCCTTAATCACAACACTACTAGTAATGATCTCTTCTATTTTGATAAAGTATTTTTTCATTATTGTTTTGCCTCCTCTTGGTTTAGTTTTTCTATTTCAGTAAATGCCATTTGTGTAGCGTCTCCAAATGTCATTTGATTATTCAAACCGATTGAATTTATTTTACCATTAGATTTATTTTCTAATAATAAAAGCCATCTTCTCGACCCGATGTCGTCGCTGTAAGTAGTCTCACAGCTGAACCAATAACCTTGATAACTATTCTTCATGTTAGATCTCCTTTTTTATTTGATTGAATTTATATCCAATCGTTTTTAATTTTCCTATGATCTCTGGTAAAAAAGTTTTATTGCCAGAGATATTGCATAAGATCTTCGCTTTTTCGCAAACGGGGTAGAACCTATCCACCCCGTAAACATTTTTTATTTCAACATATAGTTCGAACATTATTATTTTTTACCCCAACTTATTTTATCGTAAACACCTTGTTTAACTAAATAGTTATAAAGGTTCTTTTTTGTTTTTGGTGCTTTCTTATCTTGTAAGAAATTAAGCACAGCTTTTGCAAATGATGGAAACCCTGTCACTCTTGGGTTGGTCATTAGCATTCCTGTTGTCACCTCTCTCTTCAACGCTTGGAATAATAATTCCTGTTGAAAAGTATAACCACTGTCTAAAATTGTATCAGCGATTTTTGTTCCTGGTACTATCATTGTCATATTATTATCTCCTTTAGTTAATATATTGTTTAAGAATTCTTAAACAATCTTTTTGGTTTAGTAATTTTCCAAGCGTCGACATCATCAACGGACATTTTTCATCATGACCAAAGCCCGTCACAGCGTGAACGATCTCATGAAAAACTACATTTCTTAAAGCGTCGTCACCCATATTGATTGCATCGTCTGTAATCCAGATCTTACAATCTTTAAGCATAGCAACGCCAAGTAGGTTTGGTTTTCTAGCTTCACCAATTCTCACGTCTATTCTTGGTAAAGATACACCAGAGTTTTTAATCTCATAAATAAGATTAATAACTTTTCTTCTCAATGGATAAGTTTCTTTATTCATTTTAAAGTTTTTTATTTTTTTTGTTTTCATACCCTTATCTGTATCAGTTGCCCTTGTAAGGGTAAAGGAATATTAATAGATTTTCCCACTTTATTTACAGGTGTCACATATTTATCACGGTGTCACATCTTTACTACACTCCGAAAATGCATACCCACATCTTGTGTCGATGCGACATCTTCGCTACTAGATGTAGTGGTGCGACAATATGTCGCATGTCAGCTCGTGCCCTACGGGCCCACCCTCCGCACACACACACAAACAAAGTCGAGGGGTCCCTAGCCATACCGGCATAACTATCATATAACAACCCCCACACCCCTTTCGCAGGGGTCTAGCAAATTATTTAGTCTATATAGTTGGTTTTAGACAAAGACGTGGTATAAAATAGTAATGAGAAATAAAAGGTGTTAAAAAATATTACAAAAAAATATTACAAAAAAAATTATGGATGAAGATAAGTTAAACAGGTTACCCCCTGATGTTAAGAAGCAATTCGTTAAGCTTGCAGAGAAACTCTCTGAAAAAAAACAAAAGACTAAAGTACATGATGACTTCTTAACTTTTGTAAAACACGTCTGGCCTGAATTTATTGAAGGTGCACATCATAAAAAAATTGCAGAAAAATTTAATGACATTGCAAATAAAAAAATTAAAAGACTAATTATAAATATGCCACCTAGGCATACTAAATCAGAGTTTGCATCGTTCCTGCTTCCTGCCTGGATGGTAGGACGTAGACCTAACTTAAAAATTATCCAATCGACCCACACCACAGAACTCGCGATCCGCTTTGGTCGTAAAGCTAAAAATTTAATGGATAGTCCAGAATACAAACAAGTGTTCGACACTAGGTTAAGAGAGGATAGTCAAGCGGCTGGTAAATGGGAAACCCAACAAGGCGGTGAATATTATGCAGCGGGTGTTGGATCTGCAATCACGGGCCGTGGAGCGGACTTACTTATTATTGATGACCCACACTCGGAGCAAGATGCCTTAAATATGGATTCAATGGAACGTGCATATGAATGGTACACATCAGGTCCTCGTCAAAGATTACAACCCGGTGGAACTATTGTAGTTGTAATGACACGATGGAATATGAAGGATCTAACAGGGATGCTTCTTAAGAATCAAAAAACTTTAAAATCTGACCACTGGGAACTTATAGAATTTCCTGCAATCTTACCTAATAACGAACCAGTCTGGCCGGAGTATTGGAAGCTAGAAGAATTAGAAGGTGTTAAAGCATCTTTATCAGTTGGTAAGTGGAACGCGCAGTGGATGCAAAACCCAACATCTGAAGAAGGTAGTTTAATTAAAAGAGAATGGTGGAGGGTTTGGGATAGAGATTATATTCCAAAATTACAACACGTCATACAATCTTATGATACTGCCTTTCTTAAAAAGGAATCTGCCGATTACTCTGCTATTACAACTTGGGGAGTATTTCAAGAATCTATAGATAGTGCTCCTAATTTAATTTTGCTTGATGCAGTCAAAGAACGGCTAGAGTTTCCTGAATTAAGAAAAAAAGCTAAAGAACAGTATGACTATTGGAAACCAGAAACGGTGGTTGTGGAGGCTAAAGCTTCAGGACTGCCTCTAACATATGAGTTGCGTAAAATGGGGATTCCTGTTATAAACTACACTCCTAGCAAAGGTAACGATAAACATGCTAGGGTTAACGCTGTGGCTCCTCTCTTTGAGAGTGGTCAAATTTGGGCGCCGGATGAAAAATTCGCAGAAGAAGTAATTGAAGAATGTGCGTCCTTTCCTTATGGAGATCATGACGATCTCGTGGATAGTATGACACAAGCGGTAATGCGGTTTCGTCAAGGAGGCTTTATTGGTCATCCTGAAGATGAACGAGATGAACCCTCAATACCACACAACAGGACTTATTATTAACTATGGCATTAGCACTACCCTTATTAATCCCTTTCGCAGAAGCAGCAGGAATAGCAATTGGTACATTAACCACAGCAGCAGGATTAGATATACTCTCAAGCAAAGTTGAAGAGTACATAGAAGACAATCCAGAAAACGCTCAAAAAATTTTTGCAATGATTATGCCTGAACAAGGTCTGGCATCTATATTTAATAAAGAAGCAGATGATGGTGAAGAAATGAGTGAAGAAGAACTTGGGGAAATAGAAAAACCTAAACTAACTGGTAAAGAAAAAAGTGAAAAAATTAAAGCAGCAATTCGTAGAGCTCGTGGAGAAAAAGGGCTGCCCGCAAGAGGAAACTATTCAAGTCCAGATGCAGAAGGATCTGCTGTAGATATTGGAGGTAGTGTTATTAGAGAAGTTGAAGACATGGGAATTGCCGATAAAGATTTAAAAGATAACTATACAGGTCCATCTGCTTATACAGGTTGGAAAAAGTTTGCAAATAAATATAAAAAGAAATACGCCGACGGCGGTATAATGGGTGGAAATAAAACTTATCATCAAGTCAGAGATCAATTTATGCCAATGGATTCAGAGTCTATGGGGTACGCGAACGGCGGTGGAGTTGGATCTATGATGCAACCTAAAAAAGTTTCTATGCAAGGTGGGGTTCAAAATCATTTAGGTAAACAAAAAATGGTAACGGTTCCTCAAAGATGGCAATCAGCAGAAAACCATCCTCAAACAGAATTAGCTTACATTACAAAACCAGAAAAAAATTTACTACTTAAAAAAGATATACACAATTCATTAAATGGATCTGTTAACAGAGGTCCTGAAGGTGTTATGAGTTTAAATGGTTGGGGATCAACAGATAGTTCTCAAAACGTTTCTGGTGCAGCAGCAAGTGCCGCTGAAACAAATAGTAGTAATGCTAGAGATAGAGCAGAAGTTAGAGCAGCTTTTGCACCAGCAGGACCAGCACTACCTCCCGGAGTTACTCCAAAAAGTGCACAAGATTTTAGAGATGCATTTATTAATGCAGGAGCAGGTCAAAGAGTTAACCCAGGTTTTTTTGATAGTAGAACTTTTTTAAGTCCTGCAGAAATAGCAAGAGCAAAAGGATATAGAAATGATCCTAGTAATCCATTTGCTAAAAAGTCTTTTAGAAATACAGGACAAAGCGGAATTATGAATTTTATTAGAAGCGGAGGAATGTTAGGAAATTTAGTAAGAAGCCTTGGACAAAAATTTGGTTTAGGTAAAAGATATGATGATACAAGTACTAGTATATCTGAAGGCTTTAATAATAATTTGGGTTTAGGTGGAATTAATAATGCAACTTATGATTTTAATCCTAATGCAAAAATAAATCAAAATATAGATACTACAGGATCTTCTAGATTTAGTAATAGATCATTAGGTGATATTAATACCATGCCAGAAGTAAACGTAACTGGATTAAATAATAATGATTTTGATGGAGTTAATCAACCACAAGAATTATCAATGATGGAACAATATTATAATGACATTGATAATAGAGCCACTGGTCCAAATATAGTTCAAGATGCAAGTACACTTGCACAACAAGCTAAAACATTTAATACAATAGACGCTTTAAATAGCTTGGGTAATACAACTGAAAAAGGATTTTTTGGTACAGGTTTAACTGACCAAGGAAAAGCTTTAGAAGCATTTAGAAATTCAGCAACAAATTTTAAAAACACACCTGCAAATACTAACAACACAGCACAAAGTGCACTTGATTTTATGAGTAACAGACCAGGTTTGTATGGTGATGTAATTGAAAATAAAGATTTTATTCAAAATGCAATTAACCAAGGATTTTTACAGACGGAAGATGATTACACAAATCAAAAATCTTTAAAAGACTTTATTTAAACAATGGACATTAAATACAACGAAATTATAGGTGCATTTGTAAACACTGCAAATGATGAAAAAGTTACACAAGCAGAATTATTACAATGGGCTGCAGAAAACCCAATGCCTTTAGATGAGCCTAAAAAACAAAACCCTCAAATGCTTAATGAGGTTATTGAGAGTTTGACAGTTAACAGAACACCTGATAACACTTCCATCGAAGAAGGTGTTGAAACAATAACAGAGAAGGTATAGAATAGCGCATGGCTACAATAGATAAAGGTTTACCCAATACAAAAACAGAAATTGAAATTCCTGGACAAGAAGAAATTGTTGAAACTCAAGAAGCAATTGTTGAGAGACAACAAGCCGGTGAACCTGAAATTACTATGGATGAAGAAGGTGGAGCAACTGTAGAATTTGACCCTTCAAAAGTTAATCCAGAAGGTGGTCAAGACCATTTTGAAAATTTAGCAGATTATTTAGAAGACAATGTTTTAGACCCACTAGCATCTGAACTAATGGAGAAATATACTAATTACAAAGATTCAAGACAAGAGTGGGCAGACAGTTATAGAGAAGGTTTAAATCTTTTAGGGTTTAAATATGTAACTAGAACAGAACCTTTTAGAGGAGCATCATCAGTTACTCACCCAGTATTGGCTGAAGCCGTTACACAATTTCAAGCACAAGCTTACAAAGAATTATTACCAGCCGATGGTCCGGTTAGAACTCAAATTATGGGCGATGCGAGTGTCGCTAAAGAAGAACAATCTAAACGTGTCAAAGATTTTATGAACTATCAAATTATGGATCAGATGAAAGAGTATGAACCAGAGTTTGACCAAATGTTATTTTACTTACCCCTATCAGGATCTACTTTTAAAAAAGTTTATTACGATGATTTGTTAGGTAGAGCTGTAAGTAAATTTATCCCGGCTGAAGATTTAGTCGTGCCGTACTCTGCTACCTCATTAGAAGATGCGGAAGCTGTAATCCACGTTATTCGTATGTCACCTAATGATTTACGAAAACAACAAATCAATG